TTTGGTGCCGTTGGGCGCACATTAGTAAGCAAACCCGCTGTTGTGGGAGATGCGTACAAAATATCGCCCACACTCCACGTCTCTGCCCCGGGGCCCGTGGTGTCCAAGCCGCGGACTTTCCCATACACCGTGATCGGACCAATATCTTGATCCGGCATGTCGTGCGTGGCTACACCCACAAAATACAGTTCGTTCGCCGTGTTGTTGGCAATATAGGGCGCAACCTTAATTTCCCCGTTTACCCCAACAAAACCTACGACTTCGCCATTGTTGATTTGGCTGCCGGTGTCGTTTTTGACCCGCATGTAAGTCTCAAAACCCACCTGCTGGATAACGCCGTCGCCCATTGTAATGTCGACCGTCTCTTCGTTGAGGTTCCAAGCCATCTGGCCGCGGTCCACGTTCCCCGTGGATTGCGTTAACGTCAGCTCGGTAGCGCGAAAAGGTCCGGGGTTCGTGGTCTGTTGTGCAAAAACAGTAAAAGAGCGCACGACTTCGGCGAAATACTGCGGGTCGTACTGTGCAGGCGGGATAGGAAAGTAGGGGACCGGGCTGTTTCGAGAAGCCATTATCGCCTCCCGTCCGGTCTCATGTCATAGCGTAGACTGCCCAAGCGCCACGCGACGCCTGTATCGTCAGACTGGACCTGAATACTAAATTGCCGCCCGCGTAGCCGCAGGTTGATCTGCTCGGTGTCGTCGCCAATTTGGCTGGTGACCGTTCGCAGATAGTTGCCGTTGCTGTAATTGCTGACCCGGGTGGTGATGTCGAGCAAAGGCACGGGTGCGCTTGAGTTTCGGAAGCCCACGTCGGGGATCAACCGGCTCAAGAACGTAAATTGCTGTCCGTCGCCCATGTCCATGGGGCTGGAGCTGACATACGCGGTAATCGCGCCTGCCGGAGACACACTGCCGTCGTCAAACCCAAACTCGTGGTTATAGAGATAGTTGTCGGTGCTGGCCGCAATCGGATACTGCGCGATGCCGCGATCCACCCAGCAAGTGCGAGCCATGTTGCCGTAGTACCAAACCTGCTCTTGGTAGTTGTAGACTACGTAACGGTCGTTCTCGCTGCTGTCCGCAGACGGATAGAACCACCAAATTTCGGTATTTTCGGCATTCAGAGCCGCCGTCACCTTGTCAAACTGCCCGGTGTTTATGTCGTCAAAGACGTAATCACGCACGGCACAAGGAACGCGCTGCACAGCACCGTTGTACATGTAGAACTCAGTGATACCCATCCAGAAAATCTGGTCGCTCACGGGAATTGCCGCCAAGGGGCTGCAAATCGACACGTTTTCAGAGATTAACTGGATACCAAAGGTAAACGGAGGGCCTAAATACTGCATTGCGTACAGCGAAGTGTCCGTAAAGACCACCACCTGCTGGCGCGTTTCCACCGCAGTCACAATCTCGGACCCCGAGCCAAGGCGTAAGTCACCCGCGGTGGTCAAAGCGGTGCTTTCCCACTGGGTCAAACTTTCTTGGTCAGAGAACCGGATCAAAAGCGGGTCTTGTACGCCCGGATCGTCTTGCGGATCGCACCCAAATGCGATGACGTGGCGATCACGGTCGGACACCAAGACCTGCTTGGCTACGGTAGGGGCATAATTTGATCCTGCCAGCGAGTTCAAAGCCACGCCACGAGTGCTAGTGCCGTTGGACTTGTCCCAATAATAGATGCCGCCGTCGCGCACGTTGAAGAGCAAGTCTTCGCCGAAGTTGTCGTGGCTCCAAATGCGAAGCTTAGAACCCTGCGCCAACAAGTTGGCTGCCGAGCCCCACGCGCCGCGGGACCATGTCCCCGCACCCCAGCCTGCACCCACAACCGTGGTGTCCAGACCGGTGTTGATTTGGTATGCGCCGACAACTGCCGCCCCGCCATTGCCGCTATCACTTGTCGTAGCAAAAACAGGCGTGATGTTCAGGCCGCCAGACACCGTAATCGACGGAATGGTCGATACCGTGCGGGCAGTGATGTAATAGGTGTTCACATCCTCGACATGCTCGACCTGATATTCTTGGTTCAAAATGTCGGCAGTGATCTGATCGCCCAGCGTTACAGCGCCCGAAAACGTGACAAAGTCGTTGTCGTTACAGCCGTGGTCGGTGTCGTTAACGATGATTGTCGCGCAAGTGACTGCGTCGCCGCTGGTGTGCGCCGTTGCCGTTGTATCAAACTGCGCTCGAAGGCAGTTCTCCAAATCGTTACCCGAGATGTTCGCGTAAAAAATGATTTCGGAGTTGATCTTGACGTAGCCGGTGCTTGGAAAACCTGTCGTCGAAGACAACGTAATCGTCGTGTCGTTAATCAGCACGTTGCCGTTCAGCGTGTTGGCCGCAGCAGCGAACGTTACCGCCCCTGCTGCGGTTGTTTCACGAATAGGCGTGATGTCAGAGTAGCCGCCACCCTCGTTGATGTAGTATTTCAGGTGCGTTCCCACACCCAGATACTGCTCACCAGCGAGCGCGACCCACGGATGCAATGCCCGGCAAGTGCCAAGAAAGGTGGTGCCAGAATACTTCTGCCATCCACCTATCTTTTCCGGAAAGCCGAAGCGAAACCGGACCTTGTCACAGTCGTACCAACCACCTTCGTTGGTGTACGAGGTTACCTCACGGTTAATCCCGGGTCTGAACTGTAACTTGGTAAGTGGCATATCATCCGTTCACTACTTCGGGCTCTTCTTTCGGCGCTTCAAGCGACGCAGCGAGCATGTTTACGAAAGCTTCGCGTCCGACAGCCAACTGATCCATATTAAAACGAGCATTGTCCATTTTGCGGACAAGGTCGTTAATGTGGTTCAGCATAGTTCGCTGTTCATCAGTCATGTCTTCGACGAAGTATTCTGTGTCGTTGACGGTGATGGAAGTCTTTTCTTTTTTCGCCATCATAAGTCTCCTTTTTAGGTTAAGTTTAATTTACCAAGGTAAGGGTGTGTTCTCGGGGCTAACAGGTGGAGTAATCATGCTGTCGATCTGGCCTTGAACGCAAGATTGTGCGCTACTAATTTCGGACTCAGGAATCCAGCCGATTACTTCGGTTTCAGTTAGCTGGTCAAAAGGCACAAAGTCGCCCGATGCTTCGCTAGAACTAAATTGTGTACTGCCGCCGATAGAGGCAGTGTTTACGCCATCTACACCAGTGACTTCCCACATGGCGGTAACCACATAGTCAGGTTCAGGTTGTTGCAGTGTGTACAGGGCGGTGATTGTAGTGGTGAAAGTTGTCATATTATTTTCCTTCTAAGGTTGTGATGCTTGATAAGCCGCGATAACTTCCGCAGTATGCACGGCTGCACAGATAGCCTGAACCTTTGCCGACTCACTTGAGTAGTCATCGCCGGGGGCTATAACGTGGCGATGGTATCCTGATGATAACTCTACGCCGTCCTCAACTATTGCGGTCTTTGTCCTGACCTGAATGTGTCCCGACCCAAGTACCTCGATCTTGTCTTCTGTTACTACTTTTTCTAAAGCCATTGTGTTTCTCCTGTCTGTGCCTACCGTCCGATAGGCGTATGGTTGTTATGTTGTTATGTTGTTATGTATGTAATGGTTACATAAAGTTCAGTACTAGAAGCTATATTACTGCCATCAAACGCTGCAAGGTCTGCGTTGTTTACTATCTGTAAATACATAGTTTGAGTATTTGGGTTAACCCACATTCCTATGTTTCCCGTTACGCCAGTTGTATTATTAGCCATTATCATAGTTGCGGGCCGTGTAAGTGTGCTTGATGCCGTGAAAGGCGCAGTAATATATACATCCCCTGACGGAGAAGATATACCATCAATGTAAATCCACCCAGTTAATGTAACTTGGTTTCCTATTTTAGTGTACTGACCTAATTGGCTAATATAAGATACTGACCCTGATGACATATTTAGAGTAGGCGTCCAAGTCCCCTCCTCATAGTCATCCAGCAGATTAGCAGCGCCCCCACCAGCAGGGTCAAAATCAATACCCTTACCGGCGGTTCCAATAATGAGATTTCCTGTAGTTACCTCTACATGCCCCGTGTTTTGTTGAATAGTACAGGCTTCTCCAACATTAGTAACCCAAAAAGCAATGTTACCAACTGATTGATTATATAGACTGCTGTTATATATGCCGCCCACCGTGGCGGTTCCTGATGCTTTAATATTACCAACCACGTCTAACTTTTCGGCAGGCGTACCACCAATACCCACATTGCCGCTGGCGTTGACAATAACCCTCGGATTCCCATCCCCGTCCGACAGCACGATGTGGTTATTGGCAGTGCGGATGTCGAGGCCACCTTGGTTGCCGTTGTAGCCGCCAAGGATGGTGTTCTTGGAGCCTGTGGTAACAATTTCTCCAGCACCCGCCCCAGCAGCAGATGTACCAATAAAAGTATTCCCAGACCCTGTGCTGTTATATCCAGCGGCGTAGCCAACAAAAGTTGAGTACCCGCCTGCTGTTGACAAATACCCCGAATAAGCCCCTAATGTAGTTTTTCCTGTGGCAGTCGTATTGCTATACCCAGCCTGATAACCCACAGCAGTGTTGTTATTGGCGGTGGTGTTGAGGCGGAGTGCTTGTGTGCCGATGGCGGTGTTAGACGCACCGGTCGTATTCGCATAGGCCGAATGGTATCCGACAAAGGTGTTATCTGATGCGGTTGTCGTTCCTTGGCCTGCTGCGGTTCCAAGACCAGTGTTTCTTACCCCCGTGGTTACTGAAGTAAGGCTGTAAGCACCCAGCGCAACTTCGCCTCCTGTTGTTGCCGACAACAGAGCCTGAAAGCCAACAGCAGTTTGGTTGTTTTGGGTTGAATTATACGCTGCTTGATACCCAACAGCCGTGTTATTGGAGGCGGTGGTGTTACTGATAAGCGCCCGGTCTCCGACAGCCACGTTAAAGCTACCTACGCTATTTGTTTCTAACGCCTGCCAGCCGACTCCTACGTTATAAGAACCTGTCGTGTTGCTGGTCAAAGCGCCTGCACCAACGGCTGTAACAGGGCTGCCCGTGGTGTTTGCCAATAAAGACTGGAAACCTATTGCGGTGTTGTTGGAGGCGGTGGTGTTAGCGTTTAAAGCCTGTTGCCCCACTGCTACGTTTTGACTGCCTGTGGTGTTTGAGTATAAGGAGTTTAAACCTAACGCTGTGTTAGAATTACCAGTGGTGTTAGCGTTTAAAGAGGCTGATCCAAAACCTGAATTGTTTACGCCTGTGGTGTTTGCGGTTAAAGCGGTATAACCAACGGCTGTGTTGTTAGAGGCGGTGGTGTTTGAATAAAGCGCAGCATAGCCACTGGCTGAATTGGATGAACCTGTGGTGTTTGAATAAAGCGCACCAACACCGCTGGCGGTATTGTCTGAACCCGTGCTGTTTGAATAAAGTGCATTAACACCACTGGCTGAGTTTGCTGAACCTATGGTGTTTGAACGAAGTGCCTCAACACCGAAGGCGGAATTGGATGAACCCGTGGTGTTTGAATAAAGCGAACTAACACCGCTGGCGGTATTGGATGAACCTGTGGTGTTTGCCACTAAAGAAGCGTAACCGATCGCTGTATTATTATTTGCTGTGGTATTAGCGTTTAGGGCTAAAGCACCAACTGCTACGTTCTGAGTGCCAGAGGTATTACTATACCCAGCCTGATACCCCACAGCCACGTTGTTAGAGGCGGTGGTGTTGGAGTAGAGGGACTGAAACCCAAGAGCAGTATTATTTGCTCCGCTGGTGTTAAAAAGACCAGCAGCATAGCCAAGGGCCGTGTTGTTACTAGCTGTGGTTGCTTGCAAAGCAGAGTCGCCAACAGCCGTGTTGTAGTTGCCGGTGCTGTTAGAGCCAAGCGTTCCAGAAAGCCCTGAGATAGCTGCACCAACAGCGACATTGTTTATCCCGGTGGTGTTGCCGTATGCCGCTTGATAGCCAACAGCCGTAATTCTGGACCCTGTTGTATTGCTATAGCCAGACTGATAGCCAACAGCAGTGTTGGTGCCGACTGTTGTGGTGCTATAGAGCGACTGATACCCCACAGCAGTGTTGCCGCTGGCGGTGGTGTTGGCGTTAAGAGTGTATGTACCGACTGCTACGTTATTGCTACCAGTTGTGTTGCTTGCTAAAGTTCCATAGCCAAAACCAGAGTTATTTACACCTGTTGTATTTCCGTTCAAAGAAACATATCCAACCGCAGTGTTTAATCCGCCACTCAATGACCCACTCGCCAACGCACTCGCACCCACCGCAGTGTTGGTAGACACAGCACCTGCGCCACGGCCTACGGTGAGGCCATTGATACTGGCGTCCTCACTAAAGGTAGCCGTTCCTGTAACAGTAAGCCCACCTGTACCGCTAAGGGTTAAATTTTCAGCAGCACTAGACCACACGAATTTTGGCGTAGTGCCCGTGTCCTCGTAGAAGCTGACATTTTGATTCTGATGGAACGTAGCTATTTTGTTAGCAGAAGTATCTGATACGTTTATATCGCCATTTGTTTCTGTTCCTATATATCCATAAGCAGCCTGACCAGCAGTTTGAGCTAATCCCAAAGCGTAGCCATCTCCACTAAAGATGTAACCTCTGCCGCCATCAACAGTCAACCCATCCATCGTGGCTGTACCAGTAACGTCTATGCCTGTGGAGGCGGTGGCGAGTTTGGCGGCGTTGTCGTAAAACAGAGTAACACCGCCGTTAGGGACGGCATTTATCATACTTTCTGCCGCACCGTTTGCAGTTAACTGAATTGCCGCACCATTTGAGTCAATATAAAGATTTCCAGAGCCTGCGTCCTTAATCCAACTTTCTGTTCCAGTATGATAAATCTGTAAGTCATCACTAGCGCCAAAAGTAGCCTTGTCATTGTCGCCCAGTGCTATGCCGCCGTTGGCTGTGATTTCTCCAGAGGCTGTTACAGTAGTAAAAGACCCAGCCGCAGTCGTTGTTGCACCGATATTGGTGCCGTCAATCGCGCCGCCGCCAATATCAACTGAGTTCGAAATGAACGACGTGATCGTCACGGCACCCGTGCTGTTCGCAATCGAACCCGCCGCAGTGCCGTCGTTGGCCTTGATGTTAGTAACTTCCAGCGTCGTTGCATTGACGCTGTCGTCCTTGAGCAAAACGCTGTCAATTGTCACACCGCTGCCCGCGGTGGTTTCGTTGACCGTATTGGTCGTAATCGCCTGACCGTTGTCGATAATCAGGTTATTTGCGCCGGACGTGTTGCCGTTGGCCAAAATCTCGGCCAGCGTATCCACCGTACCGACTTGGCTGTCCACATACGCCTTGATCGACTGCTGTGTCGCAAGCTTCGTGGCGCTGTTAGACGCCATGTTGTCTTCGTCAAGAACGCCATCAACCGTCGTAGACGACGCGATGTTCAAGCTGGTGCTTGCCGTCAGCGTCGTGAATGCGCCAGTCGAGGCGCTAGAAGCACCCACCGTCGCACCATCAATCGTACCGCCGTTGATGTCGGCAGTCGTCGCAGTCAGCGAAGGGGTTTCAATAGCAGTCGCACGAAGACGCGTGAAAACGTCGGTAACAGTAGCAGTCGCGCCGCCACCGCTGAATTTGACAACCATGTCCACGCCCGCTGGAACTTCCAGATCGCGAGCTGCGTCATAGGTGCCTTGGAATAGGATTACCGAACGGCTGCCAGACAGGCTATTGCGGATGAAAACAATCTTTTCCGCATCGTTCGGGGTAAGCTGGACATAAGCCGTTGCGCCGAGGTCGCCCCCGTCAACAAACTCAATCCACTTGTTGCGGCCATCCGAAGTGGCCCCGTCGCTGATCGCCAGCGTATTCGGAGAACCAGACGTTCCAGCCGAGGCCAGCGTGATGCTGATCGCGCCGTTAATAGCTTGGTCGAGAATATCGAAGTTTACGTTTGTGGTATCGCCCCAAGTACCCGACTGTTCACCGGTCGCCGGTTTCTCGATACCGAGGTTAACTGTATAAGTGCTTGGCATCTCTTTATCCTCTACGCCGCTATTCGAGTCCAGTTAGCATTCTGTGCTGGCGACTCCTCTGACCACGTTGGGCTTTGACTTGGTGTCGTACTAGACCACGTTGGGCTTTGACTTGGTGTCGTACTAGACCACGTTGGGCTTTGACTTGGTGTCGTACTACTATAACCCGGATTTTGATTTGGAACAATCCGGCCATATACAAGTACATCACCTACAAAGGTTGTCGCACTTACGCCTGTTACATTCACGATAGCGTCTGCATTTATGCTGACACTACCAACTCGTCCGTTTGCCTGTACCCCGCCGACGTTGACGTTCTGGTTTGTCGTAACGGCTACAGAACCTACCGCGCCAGTACCAGCAATTCCAGTAACCGGCACATTGGCTTCACCATCAACATCAGCCTGACCTACTTGGCCAGTCGCTGCAATGCCGATTGGGTATACGTTAGCTGCCGCAATGATTGAAACAGAGCCAACCGAACCCGTCGCCGCAATGCCTGTGACCGGAACATTCGCCTCGGCATCCACCGTAACGGTGCCAACAGCGCCAGTCCCAACAACTCCCGTAACGTTAACGTTTGCATCTGCGGTGACCGTAACGGAGCCAATTGCTCCCGTCCCGGCCAGTCCGGTGGGGTAGACGTTTGCGTCAGCAGTAACGCTGACGGTTCCGACTTGGCCTGTCCCGGCAACCCCGGTGACGTCTACATTGGCCTCGCCGATGACGCTGACAGAGCCAATCTGACCCGTGCCAGCAACTCCCGTGACCGATACGTTGATCTCTGCAACTACCGTTACCGAGCCAACACTACCCGTCGCTGCTATCCCCGTAACCGGTGCGTTTGCTTCCGCAACAACAGTTACCGAGCCAACAGAGCCCGTGAGTAGCGGGAAACCGCTCTGGGACCACGGGCCTTCGCCCCAACCAGAGCGGCCCCAGCCGCCGATTGGAACGATGACATCAGCCATTACGCTATCCGAATAATTGCATTACTTGCGTCTGCGGTCGGAAACACAATGGTGAAGTCACCAGCAGTGGAGGTTTTGTCTCCACCGAAATCCAATACCACAACAGCCGGATTGGATACCGAAATCGAAGTGGTGTTAGGAGTGGTGTTGTAAATCAACGCGCCGCGAGCAGTAATTGTTGCAGTAGTGAAGGTCTCGTCTGCAAAATCGGTGAAAGCAGTGGTGCCAGAAGTCGTCGGGTTTACGTTGGTCAGAGCCTGACCGCCCGCCGAATAGCCGGTTCCGCTGGTTTCGTTCGTCGCAGAATACGCAGTCGTCGACGCGTCTAGCGTCGCAGAGCTGGTATAAAGCGCAATGTTGAATGTGTCACCCGTCGAAGCGTCAAAATCGTGTACACCATAAAGAAGCTCGTTCTTGAAGGATGTACACATGTAGTTTCCTGAGAAAGCCATGTCACAGTCTCCTTATAAGTTCAGCAAGCTCCTTGTGGCCTGCGTCGGTTAGCGCGTTGTACACAGTTGTTCTATCACTTTTTATCGCTTCGCGCATATAAAATTCCAAGACTTTTAAAAGCTGCTTGCGAAAGGCATGTGCCTGTGCCCGAATAGCAGGGTTCGCGTCGTCGCTAATGGATATGATTTTATCCGCAGCGCGGTGCGCGATTTCCTCTGGGGTAAACCCGCGGCCACTGGTGGTGTGTACTTCCACCTGAAACCCCGGATTAACATTCATCTCTAGTGCCGGAAAACTCATTGTTTAGGCCTCACTACCATCCCGGTACGATACTCGTCCGTGACTTCTTTAGATTCGCCAAACATCTTCAGACCGGCAATTGCTTCAGCAAAACGTTTTTCATACTGCTGCATTATATCGGGTTCGCCCTTCATGTAGATATAGGCTTCAATCAAGCTGCCGTACAGAAGCGCAATTTGCGCGTTTTCACTCAACCAAGTAGTGCCACTGCCGCCAGATTGGGTCAAACTCAACGGACGATAGAAGTAATGCAGCTCAACCGCATACGCACTGTCCGGCGTGGGGCCCAAAATGAAGTTATCAATGTCAAATACCGCGTAATACCGCGGATTTCCAGTCGTAGCACCGTTGGGATTAAACGATTGCACGAAATCGGGGTCTTTAAAGTCCAAAAACACCTGATTTGAGCTGCCGTCCGTGAAAGACAGCGAAAACGGAGCCAAAAAGTCGCTCGGACACGCCAAATACTTGTTCGACGCCGACATATTCCCGCTTACGTTCTTGCGGAACAGGCTCAACTGCACATTTTTAAGGATGCGCTCCTCGGCCTGCACGATAAACACAGGAATATTGTTCACAAACGACGTTTCGTCGTACTGCGTATAGTCCTGAATGGCCTGTGTTAGCTGATCGTATGTAAAGCTCATGTCACCACCGTCACTTGGCCAACCTGACCGAAGCCTTGAGCCGGTCTCAGGTTAGGATTTTCAACGAGAGGCACCCCAACAAAGACGTCTAGGGGCTCAACACGGTCAGGACGCGCATTTTGCAGAGCTTCCGGGTCTACGACTTTGCGAAAAGGCCCTAATTGCGGATGCTTTGGCTCAAATTCATCTGGACCCACAAGCATTCCAGTCCATTCGCGCTTCATTAGCCTGTAAGGATAACGTTGGCCCGAACGGTCCGAGATTGCCCATGAATTTTTGCCAGATGCAAATTTCGCCATCGTCAAACCCTGTAATATTCGTACTTCGGAGCAACGTTGAACGACGACCGATCACGATCTTCCGTCGCGGCACGTTCAAACTCTTCTTCGTACACAGCTTTCAGTAGCTGCACACGGTTCGGAGCCCGCTTCAAAGCGAGGTAATAGGCTAGACCCGCCGCCAGACACGGATAAAACCGGAAAGGCAGGTCCATGGTGTTGGTGTAGATGTCCGCATCATCCATTCTGGTCAATGCGTCGTATATGATTACGTCAGTCGAGTTGTCTGGAACCGGCCAAACCTTCAAATTTGGCGTGATTTGACGGTCCAAGAAGAACTGATTGGCGCGACTTTGCTGCGTTTTGTTCGGGATCGTCAGGTAACCATCTCTGCTCAAGCGTTCCATCGAATAATCTGTGCCATTTCGGCGGCAAACTACCGACAAAACGTCGATTACATCGTTTCCGAGGTCGTATTGGCCGTCACCCTGCGTAACTGTGATTGTCCGCTGCTTGATCGTCCACTGATTTAGACCGCGGTTAGCCCAATCTGCCAGCAACAAGTTGAGCGAACGCTTTGCCGTCTTGAGGTCGTAGCCCGTGCGGACTTCCAGCCCACAACGTTCAAACGCCTCCTCAACATATTCGGCGACGTCTAGCTCAAAATCCTTGCTGCCAGATGTTGTCATGACCGTTTCCTACTCTTTTTGGCAGTCTTTGCTGACTGCTTAAACGCTTTGTCCGTAGGAGCGCCTTTTGACCCGGCTTTACGCATCTTTTCGCCAGAGCCTTCAGCAATACGCTTACGCTTGGCATGAATGTTTGCGTACAAACCTTGCTTGGCCATTATGCGTTCCTCACTCTACAGCCACCGGCTTTACCGCCGTAGCGCATTTTGCGGACGGGGCCACCGGAACTCATGTGCTTAACCGCGCCTCCGCAATTCATTTTTCGAACGGTTTTTTTTGCAGGTTTGTTAGATTTTTTCATGGCTTACCCCAAAAACTTATGAATGATCGGCGTCACGATAATCAAAATACCCAGACCCCAAATCTTCAGATCAAGGCCGTCCAAAGTTTTCTTCGTTTCAGACAGCTTTTCTTCGATGCGCTGATAGCGCAAATTGCACTCCGCCTCGTGCTTCTCTAATTTAGCTAAAACTTCTTCCACGCGCATCTCGTCCTCACCACGCTTTACAGGACCAGTAACGGGCACTGAACTTGTCTTTTGCAGTGTCGCACGAGTGACGCGCTCTAAAGTTCTTTCGACGTCCCGGTTGATCCTTTTTAATTGCCATGTTCGGATCGCCGAAACGAACCAGCTTAACGTCAGACCCCTTCTTAGCGAGGACCGCACTTTTTTTGGCTTTACCGGGGGTACGTTTAGGTTTGTTAAATCCTGCAAATGTCTCTCCCCGATAACTCAATCTACCTGACGGCAACCTTTTTACGTCTTTTGTCGTCGCCATAAGATTGTCCCCTAGCTGTAAAAGATTGTTAGCGCCGTGATGTTGGTGAAGACGCTTACATACAAATCGTTGGTAAACAGACAGCCATCATCAGGGATGTTTACAGAGTGGGAATCAGATGCCAAAAAATCGATGTCGAGAACAGTTGCGCCACCGTTACCGTCTGTAAGCGTCAAACGACCAGCGCCTGCCCCAGTCAACACCTGCACCTGACGAAGACGGTTGCGACCAATACTGGCCGCTCCTGTCCCAGTCAGACGTTTTGTTTTTACGTCTGAATTAGCCATTAGCTTTTCTCCTTGGTCGCTTTTTTAGGAGCAGCTTTTTCCACCTCTTTTTTCAGAGGCTTGCCATCCTTGTCGAGACCGCGGGCTGCCAATTCTTCTTCAGAAGGTGCCTTAAAACGATTACTCATAGCTCACCTCCTTACGATGATGCGATAGTGCCGCCAGTGTCAGAACGCTTCCAGTTGGTGCCGTCAGAGAACGCCAGAATGGCAGAACCTGCTGCGCCGTCAGAAACATACACAAGCGTACCCGCGCCAGCAGAAGAAGCAGACGGAGCAGTAGCAACAGTGTAGGTGGGAACTTTGATGTCGCCGATGAAACCGTTATCGGAAGTC